TAATATCAGTTATTTTCTTTTTGATATTAGGTTTATCAAAGTCATCAGGTCTAAACATAGCTAACTCACCTGACTCTTTATTAAGAGCTAAGAATCCACCTTTGTTTGTACCCTCTGCTGCTTCGTAACCTGCAAGTTGTGCAAGATAACCAAACGAATCTTGTTCAGCAAGAGTTCCTTCTTTGAATTTTTTAAATGCAAATCCTGAAGCAGTCTTTACATCTACAACCTCACCATCAATAACACAATCCATGTGTCCTTTAATACCGGATACAGTTATTTCTTTTTGTTCATTAGTAACTTCATGTCCAGATAACTTAACAAGAAATAAAACTATCTCTTCAAGTAAGTGTCCGTATAAGAACTTAATAAATGTAGGAGGAGATATAACCTCTGTTGAATCAGATTCAGAGTTCATCTCATACCACAATTGTCTAGGCTGTTTACCTATGTTAGACATACGTAAAGAAGGTTTACCTCTTGGAGCAGGATGAGACCAAGTGTAAAGAATCTCTTTCATAGATTCTCCAAACTGTTCAATAGTCTCTTCATCTATGTCAAGATGTTCTCCTTTTCCAAGAGCAGACAATTTATTATATATATCTTCGACTAATGTGTCAAGAGTTTTTGATTTCTTTTTCATATTATTTTCTATGTTTTACAAATTTAAGTTTACGAGTCTGTGAATTAAACATTAACAATTGTACTCCTGCTTCAACTTGTTCACGAGTTCTACCTGTACACTTAGTTAAATTATTACCTGTCTCTTTATGTAATTGAGGCTGTGCTGTTTTAACATCTATTAAAATAATATCTCCTTTAGAATCTCTTGCTACTAAATCAGCAAGACCTGTACATCCACAATTTTTAAATACTTCATAACCGTTGTCCCATAACCAAGTTACTGCATAGAACTCAGCCATGTCTCCTTTTCTACTATCACAATGTTTACTATTTCGATTCATCTATAATTCCTTTTTCTTTGTATAGTTTTTTATAAAACTTACCAACTTTTAATATCTCAGTTGGGGTTGCTGAATTTTTTATAGTGTTTGCAAGACAAGAAACAACAATACAATTATTTAATAAATATCCTTTAGAGTTATCTATCCTATCTATTGTAGGAGAATTTTTCCAATCTTCTCTACCATGAACTAATTTAATATTAAGAACTGGACATCTTTCTGGAAAATGTACTTCTTCTTTTACCAAATTAAAATCCATATCTTTTTTCTTAGCTCTCATCTTTGCATCATAAATCATACTTGCTTTAAGATATCTATGATTGTTTTCTCTATAATATTTATTATAACATTTTCTACAATCAGCTCTAAGTCTACCTCCCTCTCTTTTAGGAAAAAATTCTTCAGTATATTCTTTTTCTATACCACATTTAGTACAGGCTTTAGTGGGTTTCACTCCAATTAACTCCTATTTTATATTCACCATCAAGAGGACATCTAAGATTAAAATGTTCTCCTGCTTTTATAATACTATCAACAGCAAACTTACCTATGAAATCAGCTTTGTCTTCAGGTACTTCTAGTTGCCATTCATCATGGATGTTAGCAACAAACTTGTAAGGTACTGCATTTAATTTTAACACATCATCAAGTATTGATAGTGCTTTCTTCATAACTATAGCACCTGCTCCCTGTAATAAAGTATTGAGGGCAGAATGAGCATTACGAATGTAAAGCTTTCTACCATCTAATCCTTTGAGGTATTTTTTTGAAGCTGCTCTTTGTACCCTGTCTCTAAGAGACTTAAATGTAGGCTTATTATCAAAGAAATATTGTCTAGCTCTCTTACCATCTGCTGTACTTCCTCCGACCACGCTACCAAGTTTTTCATCTCCTGCTCCGTACATAAGTGCATAGATGAATGTCTTTGCCTTATCTCTTGATTCAAGTTTTGCAGCTCTTTGATTAGTTGTGTGTATGTCTCCATCTAATATCTCCTTTATATATTCATCATCATTCATATAGTGTGCTAACATTCTTAGCTCTAAACCACTAGCATCAACTCCAAGTAATACATTACCTTCATCTACAATCCAACATGCTCTACATTTTGTACCATAAGGACTATGAACTGAAGGTACTTGTGCCATGTTAGGACTTCTGTGTGTCATTCTTCCGGTGATAGCACCGTTAGGTATAACAAAACCATGCACACGTCCGTCCTCTTGCACTGCTTCAACCCAAGAATCAACTTGAGCTATACGTTTTTGTATTAGTAAAAAGTCTGCTATAAGTTTAGCTTCACGGATATGAGTAACTTCTGATAATGTTTTCTCATCAACAATGGGCTGACCTGTAGGAGTAAATCTTTCAGGTTTCCAACCAAAGTCTACAAGATATTCACCAATTTGTTTACGACTACCAAGATTAAACTCTTGTAAAGTCTGTCTCATAAAAGGTTCAAAGTTATTAGTATCTAAACATCTTTGATACTCATCATCAGTAAGTCCACGTTTAGATAAGTTACCATCTTTCTTAATGTAAGGTGTAACTAATTTATCATCTACCCATTTAGGTTTAAAAGTATTATGAACTTCATCTTCAATCTGTTGAGACTTTTCTCTAAGTTCTGCAAGTAATACCAATGCAGATTCCATGTCAAACATGAAACCATTTTCTTCTTGTTGTTTAATTATTCTTGCTACGTCTTGTTCAAGTTCAATAGATTGTTTGCTAAAACCTTTAGACTCATTACGAAGTGATTTATAGACAAGAGTATTTAACTGAACATCACGAACACAATAGTCTAACATTTCTGTAGAATAATTTAGATAGTCTTCAAAGTTTATTTTTGATAGACCAAGCTTATATCCCCACTTCTCAAGACTATGACCACCCTCTCTAGTAGGATTGAATAGTCTAGAAAGAACAAGAGTATCTATAACTTCTTTGTTTCTAAGTTTTATACCACCAAACTTTTCTACCATAGGAATATCAAATCCTATAATGTTATGACCTATTAACCTATCTGCTTTAGATAAAAGCTCATAGCCTTCTTGCAAGTTGCTTGGAGGAAACTTAAATATCTCTCCAGAGTTTGCATCTTGAGCTACAAGACAATGTATCTTAGTTGCCTTTAGGTCATCTGTTTCTATGTCAAATACTAAATCCATAATTAAAATGCCTCGTCTAAGCTATCATCAAAAGTAATATCTTCATCTGTTAGTTCAGATAGTCTACCAGTTTCTGCATCATAGATAACTCTACAAGCCATACCAACATCACCTGTGTATCTTGATTTAAGTATACGCATTCTTGTTGTTCTAGCTTCATCAGGGTCATCTGATTGTTGATTACGTTCTAATGCTATCACACAATCACTAAGTTGTCCAATACTATTTGAACCTCTTAGATGAGATAGTGATACTTCAATACCGTTCTCATGTCCTTTGTTACCATCAACACGTCTCAAGTGTGAAACCAAAATGATTCCTGCACCTGTCTCTTCTACCAAACTTCTAAGTCTAGTCATGATTGAATCAATAGCACGTCTCTCATCTCCCTCATGTACAGCACTAACTAACATGTGTAGATGGTCAACTACTACCCACTTACAATCACAACCTATAATCATGAATCTAAGTTTGGTAAAGATATCATCAATGTCATTCGTTCCAAAGTGGGAATGCACCCATACTCTATTCTTGTTCTCACCATCATAAAGTATATCAAAGAATTTATCTAGTTCTTCTTTACTAAATCTATCTCTGATTTGGTCCACATACAATCTAGCATTAGCTTCAATAGATAAGATACCATCAATAGTTCTTCTCCAATCTTCTTCTAATGCAATGATACCTACATTATCTTTAGTGTTCTTGATAAGATGATGTTCAAGTTCACGTGTCACACTAGACTTTCCAAGTCCTGTACCACCTGTAAGAGTTACAAGTTCACCTTGTCTAAGACCATACAATTTCTTGTTAAGTCCTTCATAAGGATAAGGTACACTTTCTTTTCTCTCACGATTGTGGAACTTCTCACGTTGTTCAGAGACATTTATAACACCAGAAGGTGTATAAACTTTACTAGCCCACCAAGCTTCAACAAATTCTTTATGTTTGTTGTTTCTTAGCATGTCGTTAGGGTCTTTCCACCCGTTAGGAAGGGTAACTATCCTTGCCTTTCCCGGCTTGAAAAGCCTAGCAACTTTAATACTAGCTTCTTGTCCTGCTTTATCTTTATCAAATGCAATGATGACGTTTTCAAAGTCGTCAAAGAACTCTAAGCTTTCCTTGATGTCTCTTACTGCACCATTAGCACCACGTTTGATAGATACTACAGCCCACTTAGAACCAAGCAGTTCATAAGCAGCCATAGCATCACACTCACCTTCAGTAATGGTAACGTACTTACCACTCTTGAAAAGTTGTTGACCAAACAAACCTGTATCATTATAAGTACCAGAAATATAGAAGTCTTTATCTCTACAGTTTCTAGTCTTAGTAGCTGATAGCTCATGCCCATTGTAATAAGGATATAAATGCTTAACGACATTACCTTGTAAGTCATGTACACATTTTACTCCATACTTTTGAGCAGTCTGCATAGAAATTTTTCTATCAGTTAATGCTGAAAACTTTCCTTCATCTACCATATCAGGTTGTTTGGTTTGTGTTGTAGTTGATTGCATATCCTGTCCTCCACATGCTTTAGTATAGCTAGGCATAAACTCTCCACAACTGAAACACTTTGCTGAATCATCTGCATTGATTCCAACAGCATCACTACTGTTACAAAGTGGACAAGGTTGATGTAACTTATCCCAAGTTTTATCCATGTTAGCCCTCACTATGAATTAAGATTCGTCTGAAGTTTCTTCTGTAGTTTCTTCAGTCTCAGTTTCTTCTTGTTCAACTATAGCTTCAGGACTATCCTTTAGCACAGCTTCAAGATTATTCTGATGTCCTTGTGAAGCAAAGTTTAAAGCTTCTACCATGACGTTTAACGTACCTATCTTACTGATAGATATGTTAGCACCATTTCTTTTTTGTTCATCTTCAATCTTTGAAACATCATAGACTGATTCACCATCATCATTTTTAATAGTAATAATCATATTAAAATTCCTCGTTGTCTGAATCTTGTTCAGTATATTCAATTAAATTATCTACCTTAACAGCCATAAGCTCTGCAAATCTACCATAATTATTTTTATATGGTTTGATTTTAACAGTCACTTCTGAACCATTACCGATTGCAACATCCATAGGATTACCATCACTATCAACTAACTTAGGTGCAGGATTAGCTGTACCATCGTTCCTTGATGCTCTCTTACTAAAAGTAAAAGCAGGTTCTTCATACTTCAGTTCACCTGTTCTAGTTCTAACTTGATTCAGTCCTAAGTCTTCAAGCTTAGTAGCTGTATCAGAATCAGTAAGAACAGTTATGCCATATTTATGAGGTTCAAACCTCGTGTTAGGACTGGTAATGTTGGCATACATTGCCTTCCCTTTTACATACTCATACATAAAATTCCTCCTTTAAGGTTGTATTAAGTTGTGCAATTATATCATGAATTTGATTTCGTGTCAAGTCTTTTTTTTCTTCTTTTTGCATTGACAATATCTCTTGTCATTTGAATCTCGCCTTGTAGGTCTTCCCACAATTCATCTTTAACTTGTTGACTAACATCTCGTTTGAGTTTAGTTCTTATTTTTAAATCTGATTTCTTTGGAATCCAAGTCTGCCAATATTGTTTCTCTTGACATTCATCTGACCATGACCATTCAATAGTTTGGTCAAGTGTTTGTGATGTGTATTTAAATATCATATAACCCTCGTGTTAAAACTAAGTGGTAGTTTTTCAGTCCCGAAGTAACTACCAACTCCTCCAACAGCAACTTGAACTATAGGTTTTTATAGTGCCTGTCAACACTCGCAAATTATGGCTTTGTTAATTAAAGTCTGTTCAAACCTCCTCGCAAATGAGGGAAAATCAGACATTTAGTGTGATGGACGATGGGTTCTAGCACTCATTCCAACCTTTATCTTACGACCTTCTTTGTCAATCCATGTCCCCGAATTTAATCTAGGATTTATAATGGATAAGACTTCTGGATTTTACAGTAAGCTCATCTTACACTAAACTTTTAAAGAGGCACTTTAAAGTGATACCTAGCACTAAATCAGTATGCCTTCAGGTTCAGGAAGGTTAGTTGAGGGCTACACCCTACAGCATACTAGAATAAGGTGCTATTATACCACATCTAGTCCTTCCTGTCAACACCTAAATTAATAATTTCTACATTATAAATATCATCTTTCCATCTAACCTCATAACATATTTGGTCCTTTGGATTTTCATGATTGTGTTTCCTTACAAAGTCTGTCCAGTTTCTAAACTCATTCTTACTAAGTTCTCTACCTGTACTAAACTTTATCATATCTTCTTTTAAAGATTTTTTAAGAATATTTTCTATCTCCACCATAATGGTTTCTCCCTGTTTTGATTCCACTCTGCATAATGTTTCTCATGTATTACATAATTCCTATATGCTTTGACTGGGTTATCATCTTTATATTTATCTGGCATAGCCTGTGCAAGTGGTGTCATATCACCTTGATGTATATTCTTTGGTAATTGCATTAAAGATTTAGCTAAATCAGTAATACTTGAATGTTCTTTACCGTATCTATAAGTGTATTCCATACCTAATGCTAAGAAGTGAACATACAACCATTCATAGTTACCACTAGATTGTCTAGCCCATACTGTACATGGATGGTTAATATAAGCTGAAGCATATAATATATTTTCCCTTTCATCATCTAACACATATCGCTTAACCATTCTCTTACCAGATTTAGAAGGAACTAATTTTACTTCATAGTGGTCTAACAATCTATGTGTAGTACATAACATCTGTGCAGTTTCAAGTGGCATCTTCACTAACATCTTATCTGGCTGTGCTTCTGCTGACTTGACTGGACACTCGTCAAAATAAAATATGTTCATGTTCCCTCCTAAATAAATAATTTAATTATACCTGTTAGTAATACAAAAGTTGCTACTGCATTTAATACTATTAAAGCTCTGTCGTTCCACATCAA